AAACTATACGAAAGCGTGTACCTAAATTAATAGAAGAATTTGGCACAGTGTTGGTAGACGAGTGCCATCATACTCCCGCAGCAACTTTTACTGATGTATTAAATAAAATAAAGGCAACAGTGAAGATAGGGTTATCCGGGACTCTACAGAGAAAGGATAACAGACACGTTGTGTTAAAAGATTACTTCGGATTTGATTTACACCAACCTCCGGTTGAGAATTCAATGAAACCCGAAGTATATATACTAAAGACAGGTATATTCTTTAGTAGTAATAGAAATATGCCTTGGGCCTTGCGAGTAAATGATCTAGTTAAGAGAGATGATTACAAGCAATTAGTAGCGGATGTTGCACAAACCCAAGCTATAAAAGGGCACAAGGTACTAGTAGTAGGCGACAGAGTACAGTTCTTAGAAGCTATAGCTAAGCTTTGTGGGCCTAATGCAATGGTTATAACAGGTAAGACTGAGAATAGAGACGAAATGCTGAAATCTATTGATATAGACAAAGATATATTATGTGGTAGTATTAGTATCTTTTCAGAAGGCATTTCATTAAACTCTCTGTCTTGTTTGGTGCTAGCAACACCCATTAATAATGAACCTATGTTAACCCAACTTATAGGTAGAATTATCAGACTTAAGGAAGGTAAGATGACACCTGAAGTTATTGACTTGAATTTAAAGGGGTCTACAGCTAACAACCAGGCTACTGCACGAGCTGGGTTATACCTTAAATTAGGCTATAAAGTACACAACCTAACTTAAAAATATTACTTGACAAAAAGGTCAAACTTTGGTATAATAGTCGCATAAATGATAAAATATAACTGGAAAAAAGTTAAGCAATGCGCGGGTGGTAAGCCCAAGGTTGTGCTAGCTCTGATGTATTTAATAACAAGAGGTGTTGTACCCACTAAGTGGGGCAAGTACCTAAGGGATTTAAATCTAAAAGGAATACAGGGAGATAGTTTTATTTTGAACCCCGAAGAACTGTTAGAGTCTTTAGACTTTTATAGTGAAGCGGAAGTTATAATGTATATTCACTTAGCCAGTCTAAGAAACTATACAAGTTATCACTTAGAAGGTAATGCAAGTTTACCGCTCTTACATGCTGATATACATGAAAAATATATACAACAAAACGGACTACTAGAAATAGTAGGAAATAACATACAATTTAAATACGAGGAATAAAATACAATGGCAATTACATTTAAAAAAATCAACGGTAAAGCAAAGAAGGGTGGCGCAGAGCTGCTAACATTAGTAGATGGTGATAATACATTCAGAATGGTTGGCGACATCGTCGCTAGATACAATTACTGGGTGCCGGGTTCAGAAGGTAAAAACCTTCCTATGGAATGTGTAGGCTTTGACAGAGAGTCAGAGTCTTTCAAGAACTTAGAAAAAGACTGGGTTCGTCACTACTTCCCAGAGCTTAAATGTTCTTGGGCATACGCAGTTATGGCAATTGACCGTGCTGACGGTAAGCTAAAACTTCTAAACTTGAAAAAGAAAATGTTTGAGCAAATCCTAACTGTTGCAGAAGAGTTAGGTGACCCTACGGATACTAAGACGGGTTGGGATATTACAGTTAACCGTAAGAAAACTGGCCCGTTAGCGTTTAATGTAGAGTACACAGTTAAGCAGATGAAAATTAAGGCTGCAGCACTTAGTGCAGCTGATCTAGAACTAATTGCTGAATTGAAGCCTATTGATCAAATCGTAGTACGACCTACTTCAGATGAGCAAAAGACTTTCATTGAGAGTAATATCTTAGGCAATAAGGAAGAAGATACTTCTGCGGACGTAATGGAGGAGTTTGAATCTGCTGAGGATTTAGGCTAATAAGTTAAGACCTTAAAAGGGGACGTATTATTGCGTCCCTTTTTTTACTATAGGAGGAAAGTATGAAAGTATTATTCTCGGCAGACTGGCATATTAAATTGGGGCAGAAAAATGTACCAAGAGAATGGCAGAAAGACCGATTCCACTCAATGTTCAAAAAGATGCACGAACTAGAGAAAGACGTTGACTTAAACGTAGTGGGCGGTGACGTATTTGATAAAGTACCTAATCTAGAAGAATTAGAGTTATTCTTTGATTATGTGAAAGGCTGTACTATCGAAACCATTATATTTGATGGAAACCACGAAGCCACTAAGAAAGGACACACCTTTCTAACACAACTACAAACCGTAGTAAACGGGTTAAACCCTTTAGTAAAGGTTGTAACGAGTAGTTGTTCTATACATAATATGGATTTTATCCCGTACACAGAACTAAAGACCTTTAAGACTAAAGACTTTAGTAACAATATTTTATACACGCACGTTAGAGGGGAAATCCCTCCGCACGTGTCCCCAGAAATCGACTTAGATGTGTTAGAACACTGGGACAGGGTATTCGCGGGGGACCTACACGCACACTCAAATAGTCAGCGTAATATAGTATACCCAGGAAGCCCTTTGACTACGTCATTCCATAGAAAAGAAGTAAAAGCTGGAGTAATTATTTTAGATTCTGACACTACGGAGTATGAGTGGATTGACTTAGAGTTACCACAATTAATAAGGGTAACAGTTGATAAAGAAGAGGATATGGTAAAGACAGACTTTCACCATACCATTTATGAAGTCACAGGAGATTTATTATCACTAGCAGGACTAGACTTAGATAATGAATTACTAGACAAGAAAATTGTAAACAGAGATACAGAAGCAACCCTTCACCTAAAAGATATGTCTTTAGAAGAAGAGTTATTTGAGTACCTGCAGAACGTACAGAGTCTAGACATTGAAAAAATAGAAAGCATACTAGGAGTATTTAATGATTTATCTAAAGACGCTTAGATGGGATAACTGTTTCTCTTATGGAGAAGGGAACTCAATTAACTTTGACGACTCAACAGTTACTCAATTGATAGGCACAAATGGCACAGGTAAAAGTAGTATTCCTTTAATACTTGAAGAAGTACTGTACGGGAAGAACAATAAAGGAATAAAAAAGCAAGATATCCCAAATAGGCACTTAGAGAAAGGTTATCATATAGAACTAGAGTTTAACGTTGATAAAGATAAGTACGAAGTTACACTAAATAGAAAGTCTAGTATATCTTTAAAAGTATCTAAGAATGGTACTGATATTAGTAGTCATACTACTACAGGCACATATAAAACAATTGAAAACATATTAGGTTTAAACTATAAAACGTTTTCACAGTTATTCTATCAAAGTGCCTCTTCTAGCCTAGAGTTCCTAAAAGCTACGGACACTAATAGAAAGAAGTTTTTAATTGCTCTTTTAGGGTTAGATAAGTACATAGAATTATTTGAGTTATTTAAAACAAAGCATAAAGAGTATAACTCTTCTTTAGTAGGTATTGAAGCTAGTTGCTCCACTATTGAAAACTGGTTAGCAGAAAACGCTTTAGAAGATACAAAGCCTATGGAACTAAAAGAGGTGCCTGAAGATGCTTCTTCCGAGGTAGAGGAGTACGCGAAACTTAAAGGTGAGTTAGATAATGCTGAGCAAATTAACCGAGATATTAACAAAAACAATGAGTACATCAAGTTACTACAAAATGTTGATATTGACGAAGTAAGCAGACACGTGGACAAGCCGGAGTCCACGGACTCAGAGGTCCAAGAGAAAGGCTCCCTAACTTCAGCAACTAACAACAAGAAAGCATTAATTACTAAACTGTCTAAATTAGATGGACAATGCCCTACCTGTATGCAGTCTGTAGATGAAGAATTTATTACAGATTTAATAGATAGAGCAAATGCAGTAATTAATTCCAATGCTACTAGAATAGAAGAAATTGAAGATATAGTAACAAGTGCTAAGTCGGGCCTATTAGCTTATCGTAACCACCAGAAGGTAGTCGCAGACTTCGAAAACTTAAATAACTTAGTAGATAATACAAAAAGTAATAACTTAGTAGATAGGGAAAAAGTGCAAACTAAAATGCGTGTATTGAAGGAAACTATTCAAACAGTGCGTGCGGATATTAAGAAAGCAATAGCCCACAATGAAAAAGCAACTGCTTTCAATACTAAAATAGATGTGATTTTGGAACAAACTGCTGATTTTGAGGAAAAGCTACGTGTTAAGACTTCAGAACTTGATGAGTTAGTAGGTTTAGTAGCTATAGTAGATATACTAAAGAAGTCTTTTAGTACTAATGGTTTAATTGCTTATAAAATTGAGTCATTAGTTAAAGACCTAGAGGACGAAATAAATAAGTATCTAGCCGAATTATCTGCGGGAAGGTTTCAATTGAATTTCAATTTGAAAGGGGAGAAGTTGAATATTCAGATAATAGATGAAGGTAGAACAGTTGAGATCGAAGCTCTTTCTAGTGGGGAGTTTGGACGAGTGAACACAGCTACACTACTTGGGATAAGAAAGGTAATGAATATACTTTCTAAATCTAAACTTAATTTGCTTATCTTAGATGAGGTTATGGGAGTCCTAGATGACATGGGTAAAGAGAAATTAATTGAGATACTCCTAGAAGAAACAGAGATAAATACTTTCATTGTTTCGCATGAGTATACACACCCATTACTTAACAAAATCAATATAACTAAAGAGAATAATATTTCAAGGTTGGAGAATGGTTGATAGTAGGGCGAAAGGCAGAACGGCAGAGTATAAAGTTAGAGATTTACTAAGAAAACGAACAGGTTTAGAGAATTGGGAAAGAGTGCCTCTATCAGGGGCGGGACATATTAAAGGGGATGTTTATTTATCCAATTCTTTTAATTACTACTGTATAGAGGTAAAATCCTATAAGGATGACCAAATACACTCAAACCTATTAAACGATACAAACTCTCAATTAGAAAAGTTTTGGGAACAGGCGGATAGAGAGGCTAAAGAAATGAAGGCCGAACCTATCTTAGTATTTAAAAAGGATAGAGGTAAATGGTTAATAGCTACTGAAGTGGCTGAAATGATAACTCCAGAATTAATCTACCAGCCTACTGAAGAAATAACTTTACACATATATTTATTTGAAAGCTGGTTAGACACAAAAGACTCCAGTATATTTAAGAAGGAAAGATTATGAAATTTAAAGAATTAAAAGCTGCACAAGAAAGAGACAACTTGTTAGTAGTAGACGGGCTTAACTTAGCCTTTAGGTATAAACATAGTGGCTCTACTAATTTTGCGGCAGACTACTTACGCTTAGTACAGTCGTTAGCTCAATCGTATAGT